TTATATGAAGAAGATAAAATAGTGTTTTAATTAACACTTGCAAACAAAAATAGACCATGATACTTTATGTTTACCCACATGGGTTGTAAGATAGCAAATGGTATCAAAAAGTGGGATAAATATATGAGTAATTTAGAAAAAGCAACCAATACAAGTCTTTTGCCTGTTCTAGATGATAGAATAAGAGCTTGGGATTCTGATTCAGCAATAGGCAGAGTTAGAACTTTTACTAAAAGCACAGATAAACCATCAGCAAGCTATAAACGAGCATTTTTATATTATAATCCAGAAGAAGAAGATAATTTTGGTGGATATAAATTACCTATAGCTGATGTCGTAGATGGAAAACTTGTAGCTATTCCTAGAGCTTTATTTTCAGCCGCAGGAGCTATGCAAGGCTCTAGAGGAGGTGTAGACCTTCCAAGTGCTGATAGAGCTAAGATAACTAATGTAATTAACAGATACTATGTGAGGATGTCTAATATGTTTGATGAAGATATGGAATCACCTATTAAAAATGACCAAGAAGATATGCAACAAAAATCATTAGAAGTTTCAGCAGAATTAAGTTTAAAAGCTGATGCAGAAGATGGTACTTTTAGTGGATATGCTTCTATATTTGGAAATAAAGATTTAGGTGGAGATGTTGTAGAAGAAGGAGCTTTTGTTAAAAGTTTAAGAAGAAGAAAAGCAAAACAAGTTAAAATGCTTTGGCAACATAAAACAGATATGCCAATCGGTGTATATGATAGAATCTCAGAAGATGGAGATGGTTTAAAAGTTTCAGGTCGACTTGCTCTAGGTACTCAAGGAGGAAGAGATGCTTATGAATTGCTAAAAATGGGAGCTATAGATGGTTTATCTATCGGTTATAAAGCTGACCCTGCAAAGCAATACTATGATGATAGAAGAAGAAAAAGACATCTAAAAGAAGTAGACCTAATGGAGATTAGTCTTGTTACATTCCCTATGAATCCTAAAGCTATGATTCAATCAGTAAAAGGAATTGACAGAACTATAAGAGATTGGGAAAAGTTCCTTCGAGAGGAAGGTGATTTATCTCGGTCAGAAGCGAAGATTGCCGCTAAAGCAGTCAATTCTAGTCTGAATAATCAATGGGACGTTGAAAATGCAGATAACAATAAGCCGTTGATTAATTCTATGAGAGAGTTAATTAACAAATTTCAATCTTAATGGAGGAACATTCTATGAGTGATGTTAATGAAGAAAAAATTACTCAGTCTGAACTCAAAGCGACAGTAGATGGTATTGGAAAAGCATTTGAAGAATTTAAACATGCTCACCAAGAAAAACTAGCTCAAATTGAGAAGAAAGGCGAAGCAGACCCTTTAACAGAGGAAAAGCTGAGTAAAATAGAAAGCACTCTTGACGCATACGAGGACATTAATCAAAAAGCTACTCGTATAGCTATGGAGCAAAAGAATGTATCTGAAAAATTAGAAAAACTTGAAACTGCAATGAAACGACCAGATTCAGGTTTAACTACTTCAGATATAGACGCAAAAGGTATGGCATTTGAAAAAATGTTAAGAAAAGGTAAAGAATCTCTTGATGAGATGGAACTAAAAGTGCTTACAGTATCTAACGATACTTCAGGCGGTTATTTAGCTCCACCTGAGTATGTAAGAGAAATTATCAAAAAAGTAACTGAATTTTCGCCAATTAGAACTGTTGCTAGAGTAAGAAGCACAACAAATCGTAGCGTACAAATACCTTCAAGAACAGGTGTTTTCTCTGCGGCTTGGACTTCAGAAGTAGGAACAAGAAGCGAAACTACAGGATTAACTTTTGGGCTAGAAGAAATTGCGGCACATGAGTTATATGCTCTTGTAGATATTTCAGAGCAAGATGTTGAGGACCCAGTTTTTGACATGCAAGCTATGTTAGCAGAAGAATTCTCTACTCAGTTTGCTGTTGCAGAGGGTACTTCATTTGTGAACGGAACTGCATCTGGACAACCAGAAGGATTCATGGTTAATTCTTCAGTAGGAGAAACTGTATCAGGTGATGGAACTACACTTCAAATAAATGGTCTTTTAGACCTTTATGGTGCTGTGAAATCTGATTATGCAAGAAATGGAACATTCGTATTTAATCGTTCTACTTTAAGTGCTATCAGACAATTAAACACAGGTGCAGGTGGTTCTTATGTGTTCCAAGCAGGATTCTCTCTTCAAACAGGAGTTCCTAACACAATTCTAGGTCAGCCTTATGTTGAAGCATCAGATATGCCAAACGTAGGTGCAGGCAATTATCCAATCGCTTTCGGAGATTTCCGTAGAGCATACACTATTGTTGACAGAATAGCATTGTCAATACTTCGTGACCCATATACTCAAGCAAGTACAGGTTCAATCCGTTACATTGCTCGTAAAAGAGTAGGTGGTCAAGTAGTATTAGCAGAAGCTATCCGTAAACAAAAAGTGTCAGCATAGAAAGGAACATAAATAATGTCTAAAAAAGATTTAGCAAATAATATTAAAACCTTTCAGTTGTATAAACCACAAGTAAATACATCAAATGCGGCAACTGTAAATAGCTCTGAGCATGACACTGCGTCAACTCAAGGGATTATGTTGCAAGTTTGTGTAGGCACATCTGCTGATACTTTGTCTGGTTCATTAAAGTATGATTTTGCACTACAACATTCAGATACTTCTGGTTCTGGATTTGCAAATGTAACATCTGCTTCAGATGTAACTTATGGCACAGTAGACAGCTCTGGTATTTTTGCAACTGTAGATGCAGGAACAGAAGATGATGCTAATTATCAAATCGGATATGCTGGTGGAAAAAGATATGTAAGAGTTAACATAGTAGCGGCAGGCAACCACTCAAGTGGAACGCCTTTAGCTATTAATGCCCTTACAACCAAAATTCATTTACCTGAATCAGGTGGAAATGATGGTTCGCCAACTGGCTAATGTTAATTTAGAGGGGGGTTATTTTGCTCCCCTCTATTTTTGAAGGAATAAAAATATGAAGATAACTATGATAAAAACTATGCAAGGTGCTTCTTCAGCAAGAGGAAATCAAAGCATGACTTATGAATCAGGAGAAACTTATGATATGTCTGCTGATTGGCAAATAGATATTGCAAATGCTTTTGTAGATGCAGGTGGAGCAAAACTTTCAGATATAAAAGAAAAAAAAGTAGTAGAGCCAACTGAAACACAAGCTGTTGATGATGCTCCAAAGAAAAAAAGTAAGAAGAAAGCATAAGGAATAAAGAATGTCTGGTTTAACTACTGTAACTGCATACACAGCTTTACCTGTTACTGATAATGATGTTAAAAGAGCTTTAAGAATTCCAACTTCTGATAGCACACATGATACATTAATAGGAACTTGTAGAAGTGCGGCAACAAGTATAGTTATGGAATTAACGCAAAGAACTTTGACACAAGAAACATTAAAGTTAGGACTAGACGCTTATCCTTATGGATATGGTTTTTATGATGATAATTCATTGCCTAATACAGAAGGATTAACAGTAGGTCCTTATATGCAAAGAATAGGAAATGCAATTTATTTGCCTAGACCTCCTGTTGCAAGCGTTACTCATGTAAAAACTTTTGATGATGATGACACAGCAACAACTGTAGCTTCTTCTAAATACTATGTTGATTTACAATCACCTATACCGAGAGTAATATTAAGAACAGGAGAAACTTGGGATAATTTATTAAGAGTAGCTAATGCTATAGAAGTTACTTATGTTGCAGGATATGGAACAAGTGCAAGTGATGTACCTCAACCATTAAAATCAGCAATCGTAACTTTAGCAGTTAATTATTTTGAAAATCCAGAACCAATAATAAAAGGAGAATCAACAAGCGTTGTATCAGGATTAATTAACTCATTGCTAAGACCATATAGAGTGAGTAGGTTCGGTATCGGATTTAGCTAATGGCAAAGCAATCAATCGCAGTAGGAGATTTACAATTCTCTGTAACCTTACAAAATAGAAGCAGAAGCACAGATACAGGAGGAGGTTTTACTTCTTCTTGGGGTACTACTCGTACTTTATTCGCTTCAGTTAAACCAATTACAGGAGATAATGCTTATAAAGGTGGTAGAATTGACCACACATTAACGCATGATGTTTATACTAGGTATTATAGTAATATTAACTATAAAGCTAATGGTGGGCAAATGCGTATCTCTTGGAATGATTACGGAACAACACGAATCCTATCAGTTAAATATGTATATACTTTAGAAGAAAGAGATAGATGGTTGTTGTTCCGTTGTACTGAAGGAGGAGATTCTGATTTATAATGGCAGGTATCAGTTTAAAAGTTAAGAATATGAAGCAATTTGAATCTCGTTTAAAATCACAAGATAGAGGAGTTCATAGAAATGTTGTGGGTGTTATTAATAATATTGCTGTAAATATAAGAAACACAGCAGTTAAATCTATTCTGCAAAATGCAAGAGCAGGAGGAGATTCAACTAGATATAATCCTAAAAGAACAATACGAGTTTCAAAAGCAGGCGACCCTCCTGCAAGTGATACAGGGTATTTAGCTTCACAAATCGTAGTCAAAATAGATGCAGACCAATTAGGTGCTGACATTATTAGTAATGCCGACTATAGTGAAGCATTAGAGTTTGGTACTTTAACAATGGGAGCAAGACCTTTTATGCAACCTGCGGCTGAAGATTCAAGAAAAAAGTACGAACAAAAACTAACTAAAGCTATCAAAGATGGCTTGAAATAAGAGGAGGAAAAAATGGATAAAATAATAGAAAGATTTAAAGAGCCTTCATCATATGCGGCACTTAGTGGTGTATTAGCTATGCTAGGAGTTATAGTTCCAAATGATTTATGGCAGAATGTTGCTTTAATCGGTTGTGGATTATGTGGTGCAGTAGGTTTCTTTAAAGGAGAAAAGAAATAAAAATACATAGACTCATGGCATTCGATATGAATGGAGATTTGTCAGATACTATAGATAAAGCCAGAGTTTTTGTAATTGTTGATGATTCAGTAAAGCCTGTTGAAGTAAGAACACATGGTATTTATTGGGTACAAATGTATTCGGAGGATTATATGATTGGTGATTATGTATATGGGAAATCAAATAATATAGATAAAAATATTATTGCAGTAGGTTCTCATGTATCTAATGAACAAGTAGTCGGAAGAGTTATTGGCAAAAACAAAGATATAGCAAAGGTTTTAATCTAATGGCATTACACGCATTCGCATTGCAAGAAGCTCTATACTCTCGTTTAAATGGAGATGGGACTTTAGGTGGATTAGTTACAGGAGTGTATGATGCAGTTCCAGAAGATACAGTTTTACCTGCTGTTGTTATAGGCACAGGAACAACCACAGATGATGGAACAAAGACATTAGATGCACGAGATTATGTTTTTAATATTGATGTATGGAGTGCTTATTCTGGCATGAAAGAAATCAAAAACATAATGAAGCAAGTTTATGCTTTATTGCATGAATTTTCTCTTAGCGTTTCGGGAGCTAATCTGATAGACTTGAGGTGCGAGTTCACAACTCAAGTAATTGAAGGAGATGGTGTAACGAGGCATGGCATAATGCGATTTAGAGCATTTATAACTGATACATAATAATAAGGAGTAAAATATTATGGCGGCACAAAAAGGTAGGTCCCTCTTAATGAAACTAGGGAATGCAGGTTCACCTGAAACATTCACTACCATAGGAGGAATGAGGTCAACAAGTATATCTATTAATGATGAAACTGTTGATATAACAAACAAAGATAGTGGTACAGCTAGAACTTTATTAGCTCAAGGTGGTATCTTTTCTATGAGTGTTAGTGGTTCAGGAGTATTTACTGATTCAGCTTCAGAAGCAACACTTCAAGGCGATATGAATCAAGCGGCATTGACTAACTATCAATTCCTAATACCAGACTTCGGTACTTATACAGGAGCTTTTCAATTAACATCATTAGAATATGCAGGTGAGTATAATGGAGAAGTTACCTATTCTTTCACTTTTGAAAGTTCAGGTGCTATTACATTTGCAACTGTATAATATAGGAGCATAAAAAATGGCATGGAGTAAATGTGAAATCGTTGTTTCAGGAGAAACTGTAGAAGGACAAATAAATATGTCCAACGATACTGTAGAAATAGAAATACCTTTTGTTAAAGATTTAGAAATTGGTTCGACTATTACTGCTGATAGCAAAGATTTCATTATAAATAGCATCGTCAATGTTGGCGATAGAAATGAAACTTTAACATTAGGAGCAAAAAATGACCAACAAATTTCGAGGAGAACTAAAGGTAAATCTAAATAACAAGGATTATGATACTAGACTAACATTAGATGGTATCATGAGAATTGAGCAGGCAACAGGCAGACCTATTCTAAAACTAGCGACAGAGCTAATGAATAGTAATCTTTCTGTAACTGATTGTGTAGTAGTATTATCACAAGCTATAAGAGGTGGTGGTAATAATATGACACAAAAAGAAATAGGAGAACTTGCTTATGAAGCAGGTCTTACTGAAGCCTTGAGAGTTACAGGAGAAATCCTTGCTAATACAATAACAGGTGGGAATAAAGATGATGAGGAACCTGAAAAAAACGAAGAAGTGGTGTCAAAACAGACCGATTAGATTGGCACCGCTTTATAGAAATCGGCTTGGGCATGCTTCATATTCCTCCAACGGAGTTTTGGAACATGAGCTTAACTGAGATAAATCTTGCTATACAAGGCTTCCAAGAATTCAATGGAGCTAAAGAAGCACCTATGCAATCAGATGACCTTAAAGATATGATGGAGGTATATCCAGACTAATGGCTACTGTAGATAAACTCATAGTAAGAATTGAAGCAGACCT